TTTCATTTAATGTATGAGTAGTTACAATAAAATTTTTTGAACTAAATCCTAATTTATCCATTGTTAAACTGACTATATCTCCAACAGATAAATTGAGTAATGTTGGTTTAGCAATCATATTAACAGTCATCATTTGTCTAGATTGTTTTAAAAGAACCAATGCAATTCTTTCAGCCATTGCAATATTAGTTGTGTAATTTAATTGTATTTCTCTTGAAATAGTTTCACCATCTGCTGTTTGATAAGTTGTGTCCTCCTGGACAGGAAAATCTGTTGCTACATAATTATTATCTTCATCTGCAAAAACACCTTTAACTTGGTTATAAAGATCTTGTCTTTTAGGTTTTGCTCTAACAGATATTTCTCCAGCTAAATCATCTTCAGTAATTGTCTTAACTGATGATCTTCCTTTACCAACTTTTAAAACAAACTTACCTTGCTCATAAGTTAAAGTTCCAATACAGCTTGATAAAATATCTTCAATTATTTCAATTGGTTTTCTATCCAGGGTAACTACTCCATGGCAATCATATCTATTTTGAGTTGAGGCATCTGATAAAGTAATTGAATCCTCACAATCATTAGCAGATGATGTGAATGAAGTTGTATCTATTTCTGATGTTGATGCATTCATTCCATCAGATGATGTTAGATAATCATAAACAATTAAAGCTGGATTTGATGAGTAAGCTGTTGTTGAAGTTCTGTAATCTAAAACTTTTTTACCTTGTATTAATGCTGAAATATTTGGAATACCATTTGGATAAACATCCACATCATATTCTAATCTAATATATAAATAAGCTATTCCTCTAAATCTATGATTAGAAGTTATATTACTATTTTCTGAAACCAAATCGGAATCTGCTGTTTGATCAGCAGTTCCGAGTTTGGTCTTTATTCTAGCCTTACCATTATAAGTTCCAGTGTTTACATTACCAGAACCATCAATATCGGAGCTAAGATCTATGGCTACATCATTGAAAAAAACTTTATCAATAGATTGTATTTCATGGCTAGCTAAAGCTATTACTAAGTGTAAAAATTTATTATCATCTCCAGTTGTGGATGCATAAAGTAAAGATCCTGATTTTTTAACAGTTCCATAAACTATTTGTCTAGCTGATATTGGAGATTTAACTAATGTGGATCTATTAACAACTTCACTATCAAAACCACCTACTGATGGCTCTTTTGGTTTACCAGCTAATTTTTTATAAGCGAATGAGAATACAGCAGTTGCAATAAATGAAACTGCAAACTGTTTCAATCCCATTGAGAACAAACCTTTTATTCCACCTTTTTTAGCAACAGATGATGCTACTGATCCAGCTACAGATTTAACTGCACTTTTAACAACTGATGCTACACCTGAAAAAAAAGATCCGAATCCCATTAGTTTTTAACTCCCCAAAATAATTCTTTTTCTACTAATTGTTGAACAAACTCCAAACCAACATCTCCACTAAATTTTTGTAATTGATCATTGTTTGTATATCTGCTTATTCTTTGTCTCTCCCAGTCAATTAATCTATTTTCTATTTCAATTAATATAGTTGCTGTCTCTCCATCTATTTGCACATCTTGAGTATCAACTTTACCTTTAAAAATAATAAAAGGATCATCATGGAGTTGATAAGTATTAATATTTAAAAAACCTAAATATAATGTTGCATCAACATTTTTAAAATTTTCAGTTAATGCAATTGATACATTGGATGTTGAAACTCCAGATACAGTTAATTGAATCCCACTCGCCTGGAGCTCCTGGGTTTCCTCAATTGATGATATAGTTGCTATCCCAGATCCACCAATATATTCATCACCACTAAAAGTAATATCTCTATCAGATGTGTTTAAATATAAAGTTCCTGATGTGTATTCTATTTTTAAAAAATGAACTGGAACGATAACACTATCATCCAATACATTTGCATTGGCTGTTGTTAAGGTTTTACTCATTTTAGAATACCTCTATTCCAGAGAATGAAATGTTGTAAGTACCATCTGTGTTTTGTGCCCAGGTAACATTATCATCAACTAATTTCATTTCACATTTTGGATTGGTTGTTACAATAGTTGCATTATCTGATGGTGATGATCTTAGGCTTGGTGAAAAATTAATTGTTACATTTCCAGTTCCATCTGATGTTGCATCATCAGTTACCATTTTTAATTCTGAGTTTACTTCTATATAATCACCAGCTTTTAAAACTGTAGTGGATGCCTCAGCTCCATCACAAATTAAGCTAGTACCAGTTTGATCTGCTCCATTAACAACTAATGTTGATGCAGATACATCACCTAATGGAGAAGTTGCTATTGGATCAAAACCATTAAATGAATTTACTCTGCCTCTTAATTTACTTAAAAATGCTAAAACAACTTGAGCATCAGCTCTCTTTAATGGAACATAATTAATTGTTAAATACCATCTAGCTCCAGTTCTTGCTAAAGTTTGAATAGTGTTAGAAATTGGAGATTGGAAAGTTTCTGTATTTTCCTCTAATCCAAATGTTGAATTTCTAAATTCAGTTTGTTTTGGTATTGTTAAAGTTGTCATTATTTTAATCCCATTGCTTTAGTTAAAATACCACCTCTAGATCTTGCCTCTATCACTGCCTGGACAGATTGTTCTCTAATTAATGGTAATGCATTTAAAATTTCACCTCTAATACTATCAGTAACTGATGGCATTAAATTGATTGTTTGATTTACTGTTACAGATCCACCACCTAATGCATGATTAGGAATTATAGTTCCAGATCTTCCTGGAATGAAAAGCTCTTTTCCTCTCTCTCCTACCATATAAGGTTGTCCAGCAGTTACAGATCCTCCATCAGCTCTACCTGGTAATCCTTTTAAAATATCTGTAAAGACTCCTCTAACAGCTCCACCAATTGCAGTTCCAACTGGTTCTGTTATAGATTTTCTAAATGCAATTTTAATTATTTCTTGTCCAATTTGTCTTAATGTTTCAGTTAATTTCTGTCCTTCAAAAACTCCTCTTTCTAAACCTTGAGCAATTGTGTCTCCAAATTTTTGAGATGTGTCTCTTAATCTTTTTAATCTGTCTTCCAATACATCAAATTTATCTTCTGCATCATCTGTATTCAAACCAACAGTTTTCATATTGTCTCCAAGATCTTTAGATTTATCTGTAATGCTATTTATAGATTCTCTCATAAGATCAAATTTATTTACTAGTTCTGGAGATAAGTCTTTATTTAATTCTTCAAATGCTTTAAATTTTTTACCAGTTCTTAAATTTTCAATGAACTTACTAAAATCAAATAAATCTTTTACATTTTCAAAAAATATTCCAACATTTTTTCCAGCAACTATTAAATTACTTGAGAATAATGCAACAGCTTCAGCAGTATCAATTAATGATAAAGCAAAATTTTTAGAAAAAGTTGTTGAGTCATCTAAATTAACTAAAAGTTTTTCTCTTAAATTTTCTGAAAGATCTAATAAAGCTGGTGTTAAATTAGCTACAATTTGATTAACTAAATTAAAAAATACTGTTTGTAATCTTACAACACTATCGTTAAAATCTTCTACTGCTCTTATTTGTGGTTCAGTTAAAGCTCCAAATCTTTCTGATTCTTCTGCAAAAGCTCTAAGTTGTGCAGTTCCTCCTTTTAATACATTTAATAATTCAACACCTCTACCACCAAAAATTTCTAAAGCTAATTTAGTTTTAATAGCTCCATCTTCAACTTGATTTAATGCATCTGCAACTAAACCTAATAAAGCTACCTGGTCATTTTCTACAGCTAAGACATCTTCCTGGGTAATACCTAAAGCCTCTAAAGAAACTTTAGCCTCCCCAATACCTATTTTAAAATCACCAATATTATCTGTAAATCGTCTAATACCTCTTGCAAAAGTTTCTAATTCTAATCCACCAACTTCAGATGCTAGTTTAAATGTTTGTAAATCTTTTGTAGAAATTCCAATTGTATTTGAAAGTTTACCAATTCTATCAGTAGCCTCTAAAGAATTTTTAACTAATAAACCAAGACCTCCAATTCCTAGAGCTCCAGCTAAAGCTGTTTTAAAATTAAATACAGCAGATGTTAAACCACCTAGTCCTCTTTTAACTAAACCAAAAGCTGATTTGGTTCTGTCAACTGCTGATATTGTAAATTTTAAATTATTTTGTGCCATGTTGTTTTAGTCTCGCTTTTTCCTCTTTTATCTGAAAATAGGCAATCCATCCATTAAATTCTTCAATGCTCATGGATTTAATTTCTGCTACTGATTTATGTAGTAATTCTGCTAACTGATATTCGTTATAAAGATCTGCGTTTTTTTTTAGTTTTTTTTTTCATCCATAACAGATGAAGTTCCACCAATTTCTAATCCAAGTTTCATTATTATTTTTGGATCAGCTTGAGTTAATAACTTTTGTTTGTCTTCTAATTTGAATGCCTTTTTATTTCCATCTTCTGTTAAGCATTTCATAATTAATAAATCAACAAAAGCCTCAATTGGATTATTTTGATGTTTTTCTACAAATCTTCTGTGCTCATCA